GCGCGGGCCTGGCTGATGGTGTCGCCGAGCTTCACCCCGGCGGTAGTGCCCCAACCGATCGTCGGCACACCAGCTGGGCAGATGTAGGCCGCCAGGTGGCAGCCCTCGAACGCCTTGATGATCTTGAGCGCGGCCGGCAGCCAGTCCGCCTTCAGCTCCAGCACCGGCCCAGCAGGGCTGCCCTCAGCCCGCCACAGCTCAGTGAATGCCTGCCGCTGTGCATCGCTCAGCAGCTCATCCAGACGGCCCAGTGCTGCCAGCTGGTGGGGTGTGATGGTGCCGGCCCTGGCGATGTGCTGGGCGGCGGCGCGGAGGGTTGCGGTGGTCATGGCTCGTCGCCCAGGATGTTGGTCACCAGCGCCATCGCCGTGGTGGCCAGACCCGTCCACGACCCGGCGGCAGCGTTGCGCGGCTCACGGCAGACCACACCGCCCTGGCCCTGCAGGCAGTTGATCCAGTCAGCGGTGAACACCGATGCAGCGATTGCGAACCCGCTGAGAGCAGCGCTGAGTGCAGCCGTGACCAGGCGCTGGCGGCTCATCTCGCTTGCTCCACCTTCTGCTCTATCCGCTCGGCACCCTGCAGCAGGTAGGGCGTCACCAGCGGCAGAGCGATGGATGCCGCCAGGCAGATGCCGGCCCATTTCGCCACCTCCTTCTCCAGCCCGCTGATGCGTTGCTCGGCGCTTCCGAGTTCCTCGCGGCTGGCGCTGGTCTTCTCCAGCAGCCCGACCCGGCCGTAGAGCGCATTGATGTCGTCCCGCTTCTGGGCCAGCAGGCTGATCAGCGTCGCCACCTGGCCTTTCAGCTCGCCCAGCTTCTCCAGGATGTCCCCATGAGTGGGTTCTGACCCAGGCATGAGACGGTGGGCTGCGGTGCTTTCAGGCTATGGATCAGGACGTGAGCAAGGCCCCGACGTACTGCAGCGAGACGGTCACGTTGTAGAGCTTCCCCTGCAAGTGTTCCTCCTCCAAGGGGCTGGCGTACTTCCAGCGGCCGGCGGCCGACACGATCGTCTCGACGGTGGTGTGCCCCTGCCAGATGATCGCCGGCAGGGTGAAGCTCAGGTATCCGCCCTGCTGGCCTTGGTAGTGCTCGCGGATGGCGGTGATGTCGGCTTCGCTGATCTCCAGATACTCCAGCGTCAGGCCATGGCCCAGCGCTTCATCGGCGTGGGTGAAGCGCATCGAGCCACCGCCGAACGCATTGGCTTCGCTCATGGCGAAGTCGCCGAAGTCAAAGCTCCGGCCGTAGGGCTCCAGGGCGGGGAATGCCACTGATCAGTTCTGCACCGTGATAACCGACTGCGCCACCGTGAAGGTCGCGGCACTGGTTGTGACGTTGGCGCCGAAGTCGTTGTAGAAGACCAGTGCATCGGCTGAGCTGGTCCCGGTGGACTTGTACACCACAGCACCCCGAGCGGTGATAGTGCTAGTGGGCCAGTTCACCGACGTGAAGGTATAGGTGGTGCGGTCGAGGTTTGTGTTAGTGGCGATCGTGATGGTGCAGGTGGCGCCGCCGGCGGTGTACCCCGTCCCGCTCACCTCATTCGTCACGTCGTTGCGGCGGTCGTGCGCGTCCTTGTCGGCGGTGTAGCTGCTGGTCACCAGCATCACCTTGAAGGTGTTGGTGTCCAGGTCAATGGTTCCAGCGCCTAGGTCGGCCCAGAAGCTGTTGTAGATGAAGGATGCCATGGATACAGACCTGCTTGGCTCAGGCTATGGATCCGCATGGCCACCCCTTAGCTCGTGGGGAATGCCGCAGCGGGTGGGGTGAAGTTAGTGGTGTAGCGGGCCACGCCTTTCGTGATTCGGAGATCGTCAATGCTGCCCATAAAAGCCCCTGCGGCACCTTCTCCCGCGCCAATCCTTAGCGGATAGCTGTTGCTTTGGAGCGCACCGGATATTGCATGTGTGAAGCCAAGCGTTCCGTTTAGGAAGCCACGGAATGTTCCGCTGTTCCGAGTAATAGCGACGTGATGCCAGGTCGCAAGTGCCGGATTAGTTGCAAGTCGTTGATCTGCTGCTAGATTCCATGTCGTTCCGTTGCTGCTTGCGTACAGCGCAAGTTCTCTGGATCCGCCGTAGAAAATCAAGAAGGATGATGTAGCTGTTGGCCAGTTGCCCTTATTGATCAATGCACGTCCATCGGCTGGAATAGATGCGTCGAGGTACATCCAGAACTCAACCGTAAAATCAAGCGAGCCAAACTCAAATGCGTCGTCATCAGCAACAGTCAAATAATCGCCAGTCCCATCCAGCAGCAGACTGGCCCCGCCCCACTGGCTTTGAGCCGTGCTGATCTGTGCGTTGCCGCTGGCTGTAGTCGTAAATGCGTTACCGCTGGCGTCGGTGAACGTTGTGCTCCCATTGGTGCCGTTGAAGGGCAGCAACAGTGACACGCTGGCAAAGTCGGGATCAGTCAATACGTTGCTTCCCGCCCCAGCATTTAGCGTCGCCGTAACCAGGAACGGATCCGCAGCCGCGCCAGCACCAGCACCAGCATCAAGCCAGGCGTAGACATCGAAGAACTCGCCAATCTGCGCACTGCCGGCCCGCAGGCTTGCACGAGCCCGCAGTCGTGCCCCCTGGGCAATGGTGTTCTCTGGCGGCACTGTCTCCAGCTCAATCGTCAGGTTGTGCCGGTTGGTGCCTCCAACGATTGAGATGTCCTCCACCGTTGGCCGTGCCGCGTAGCGCCACTGATGGCCGGCTGGGGTGAAGTCTGCAGGTGTCGTCACACCGCTCAGCAGATCATAAGGGATGGCGAATGACAGGAACCGCCCGCTCTGGCCGGCGTAGTGGCCGATCACCGTCAGCAGCTCAGCAGTGGTGATCGCAGGAAAGAACAGCCGCAGCCGCACACCCAGCACGGTATTTGAGTGCCGCACCCGCGCCTCGCTGCCGTCGTAGACCCCATGCACCGTATGGGGGAATGCACCCGGCGAATAGGTGCGGGTGCTGGGGATGATGCTGGAGGGGAATGCGGCCATGGCTACCACTTACCAGCTGGACACTTTGACGCTTGGGCTTTGGCCTTTAAGTGAACAAAGCACCCGCAAAGCTTACAGCGCCGGGCGACCTTTTGGAAGTGCTCACATCCCCCGCAGATTGCCACCCTTTCGGCAACAACTGCGGGGGGTGCCATTTGTATCATTGCGCGTATTGTTGTCATGGCGATAAGCTGTCCTCCTAGGATCCCCCCCATTCAAACTCCCAAGCGTCAACGCCTGGGTCTTGGTTTGAGTTTGCGAATTGCCATATGCCGGGACTAGGGAAAACAGTAACGCCAGTTGAACCGCTGTAAGTATAGTATACCGCCTGCACCGTATTCCCACTGATGGAAAGCGCAGCTAGCTGTGCAAGAGTGCCGTTGCCACCGGGGACGCCATAGACGCCAGAGTGGATTTTCCATGCCGTTATGCCTGCCCCAAATCCGTCAACCAATCCACCATAGGTAAATGCGGTATCTTGCCAACCATACACGGTGCCACCCGATGACTTAAAGCGCCAGTAACTGTATGCAGTAGGAGTAACTGGCACCGGAATCGGAGCGGACTGGCATGTATCAATGCCGTCACACTAGCCGACGCCGATGAGTGTGCCCCCCATGTCTGCAACAGTGACTGTATATGTAGCGCTGTTCCCAACAAGGACCCCATCTCGATACCAGTCAATCGAGCTATTCGTACATCCGCAGCCTGGATAGGTCAGCGTATCGCCAGGGATCGGGCCACCAGGGGAGATGCCACCGACCTCAGACCCCTGATTATCAATCGGTTCACTGCCGCCACCTTCTTCGCTACCGCTGCCGCCGTCACCGCCGCCATCACCATCAGCACCGCTGCCGAAGTCGGTGTCGGGGATGACCACGTCAAACGCATCATCACCAGGCAGGCCCGTCAAATCCTGCCCGTCGTCCGTGGCCGCAGTGGTGTCGCTGCTGCTGTTCACGTCGCAGCTGATGCCGCTCTTCGTGGTGGAGAACAGCACGCCCCCGCCAGTGGCAGCCGCCACATCCAGCGCCACCAAGCTGCGGCCCAGGCCGTCCACCGGGAAGTGCGTCAGGTCCAGTGACACTTCACCGGTGCGGCTCTTGCTGATGCGATCGACTTCGTATAGGTACCGATGCTCACCAGCAGCGGCAGAGCTTGCCACCAGCTGCATGATCACCTGCACGATGTCGCCCTGGCTCAGCGTGGTGTTGAACGCAGCAGGCCGTACCTTGATCCGCAGCGTGTGCACCACGTACCGCCGACGGGCCACGATGTAGGCGCCGACCTTCACCGCATGATTCTCGGATGTAGCAAATACCGACAGGTCGTGCTGCTCAAAGGGCCCGTCCGTCGCTTGGCCGGTGTAGCGCACCTCCGTCGTCCTGATTAGGCCGATGTCGTCCGTTGGCTGCTGGCGCCACAGCATCAGCGCGCAGAACGGCTTGCGCTCGTTCAGCGGCACGTAGCTGATCTCGAAGCTGCCGGGGATAATCTTCGACTCATCAAACACGAACACCGGCTGCACCGGGGTCACCTGCAGCGCGTTGGTGCTGGTGGTCGGCAGCAGCGGCCGGAGTCCCACCTTGCCGCCGACCTTGGACTTGCTGAGCAGGAAGTAGCGGGCGTTCGTCGCCAGCCAGTCCTCAAGGTTGGTTGATTCCTTGATCTCACCGTTGAACCACAAGCCCAGCTGGTCGGTGAAGCTGGCCGCGTCCTCAAACGCATCCACGTCGATCAGCGCCTCGGGCGTGCGGCTGGTGTTGCGGAACAGCCAGAGCGCCAGGTCGGCCACGTTGTTGCTCGGCCCCAGCGTGCTGTCGAGCAGCCGGGTGACGTACATGCCGCCACGGATGAACAGATGCACCTGCCGGTCCCATCGGGTGTCGCCATCCGGCGCGGTGATGGTGAAGCTGCCAGTGCTCATGCCTTCGTAGGTGCCGCCTGAACCGCAGTAGTAGGGACATTCCGGCCGCGTGTAGCCGGCGCGGTTCACGATGAAGTTCCCCGCCGTCCACGATCCGCCGCGGCGGTTATAGCTCTGGGTGAAGGTGCCGACCCGGCAGGAGCGCTGGAACAGGTCACGCACCTGGACCTGATCAAGGTCGCCTTCTGAGATAACGACGTGATACTTGGCGGTCACGGCGTTCATTGCATCGTTCTCAAACCTGGCTTCGGTCGCGCCAGGGCTCACCAGCACGCCGCCCACGTCACCCACCCGCCGGCCAAACACGATCGGGATCACCTCGCCGATAGTGATCGACCGCTGCGCCACGTCCAGGTCGTCAGCGCCACCGGCGCCGCCTTCCTCCAGCGGTGCGGCAATCAGCCCCTGCTGGTAGGCCAGCACGTCAAATGGATCGCTGCCGATGATGCTCATAGCTTTACCGGCACGCCGATCAGCCGGCTGGTGAACTTGCGCGGCGGCACCTGCGCACCGACCGGCGACAGGCTGCTGCCCAGCTCCAACGAGATCGACTCGAACGGCCCGCCAGCGCCGACCACCTCGCCCACGTAGCTGGCGATCAGCTCTTGGCCAGCCTGCGGGGTGTTGTTGCCGTCGAGCGTGTCGAACTCGTACATGCTCAGCTCCACCAGCCGCGCATTACGCAGCGCATCTTCCACCGTGTCGATCACGAACGCAGTGGCCGGCAGCGTCACGCTCACACCGCCTTTATCACCGGTCTGGCCTGCGGTGAAGCCGTCCACGTCGAAGCCAAGGAACGCCCAGCTGGCAGAGTCGAAGGTGACGGTCGAATTGACGTAGTAGTTCTGCCACCGCTGCAACGTGCCACCGTTGTCGAAGATGCGCAGGTACTGGGATTGACATCTGGCCATCTATCGCACCCCCTGCGCGTACCGGCCGCCTGGTGTGCGGGAGATGCGCTGCATCTGCTCCACCGCCTGGCGGGCCATGCGCTCGCCGTCCTCGATGGTCATCCACCGTTGGCCGCTCTGGTCCTGCATCACCGGGCCGGTGGTGATGTTGACCTGCACCGCGCCACCGCCGCCGCTGCTGCTGGTGCCTGATGGGATCGCCGCGGCCCCGCGCCTGCCGGCCATGATGTTGTTGGCAAAGCCTGCCGCCTTGCTCTCGGGCACGATGTACTCCCGGCCGGCTTCACCCACCAGGCCCAGCGTCGGGCCGGTGACGTAGCCGCCCTGGGCGAAGGCGGGGACGGTGACGTTGCCGACCCTACCGAACGTTGAGAGACCGGCAAGGCGCCGGACGGCATTAATCCCGTCGATGATCCGGTTGACCATATTGATCACGCCGTTGATGGCGGAAGCCGCCCAGCCCAGCAGCCCCCGCAGTGCCGCCTTCGCCGTGTCCACGATCTTCGTCCAGGCACCCACCAGCGGCTTCACGACGATGTTCTGGTAAGCGTTAGCGATGGCGCTGAAGATGCGCGACGCAACACTACTGACGGCATTCCACCCTTCAGTAATTAGGCCCCACAGATACTGGGAAGACTTCACAATCGGCTCGATGAACAGCTGATAGAACAGCTTTGCAGCGCCAGTCCAGAAGCTTGACAAGACTCCAACCAGTCCGTTGAAGGCCTGCCCGATCGCATCCAGCGCCGGCCGCAGCGGAGCGATCAGAGCATTCCACCCCTCGGCCGCCAGCCGCCCTACCTGCTGGAAGAACGCGCCGATCTGATCGCGGAATACAAAGATCGCCACACCAGCAGCGACCAGCCCCGCCACCAGCAGCACCGGCCAGGTGAGGAATCCGGCAATCGCTGCGCCCACTGCCGCCAGCACACCGCCAAGTCCGCTGAAGGCCGCCACGATTCCCGCCACCGCCGGCCCAATCGCGCCGATCAACCCGATGGCCGAAGTGATCAACGGAGCCAGCACAACAAACGCCCCCACCAACAAGGCGATCCCACCCACTAGGCCCTGGATCGGTGCGGGCAGCTTTGAGAATGCGTCCACGATCCCGCCCAGCACATCCGCCAATCCCGACAGCGCCGGCATCAGCGC